ATTGCGGGTAACCACGATTGTAATATGAATAACTCCGATAGGTTGGATGTACTTTCACCTATTGTGGAAGCACTTAATCTTCCAAACTTTCATTACTTAAAAGATACACAAATCTTTTGGGAAGATAAAGTTGCATTTGCGGTATATTCTATTTTTGATAATAAAGATAATTGGCCTAAAGCGGATGATTGGACAATGATGCCGGCCAGAAAAAAGATTGCACTATTTCACGGACCTGTGGACCATTCACAAACCGATATAGGTTACGTTGTATCATCTCGTCATTTCACAACTGATATGTTCGATGGATACGATTTAGCCCTATTAGGTGATATCCACAAAAGACAAGAACTAATCTCCCCTAAAGGTTGTAAGTGTGTTTATGCAGGTTCGTTAGTGCAACAAAACTTTGGTGAAACATTAGATAAGCACGGATTTCTTGTTTGGGATTTAGATACAATGACTTATGAAGAAGTTGATATCCAAAACGATTATGGTTACTATACGATGGATGTTATAAATGGTGTAGTACCTGATGTAACCGATATGCCTGTCCATCCCCGTTTAAGAGTAAGATTTTCTGAAACCGATGTAGCAGATACCAAACGAGCAATCACCGAAATCAAAATAAAATATGGTGTAGAAGATTTTACAACAATTAAAACGGATAGTTTACAGAAAAAGAAAACCGGTGATAGAGATAATCAATTGGAATTAGAAGATATAACTGATGTTAATTATCAAAACTCCCTAATTACTGATTATATCCAAAGAATGATGCCGTTTGTTAGTGCAGAAGATATAGCCGGAATTCAATCTCTTAATAAAGATATTAATAGTAGAATAGTTGCGGACGAACTAACGAGAAACGTACAATGGAAGCCGGTAAGATTTGAATTCAGTAATATGTTTTCATACGGAGAAGATAATGTGATAAACTTCGGCAAAGTAACTGGATTGATGGGATTGTTTGCACCAAATGCAAGCGGAAAATCATCTCTATTTGATGCAATCTCATTTTGTCTATTTGATAAGTGTAGTAGAGCATTCAAAGCGGCACATGTTATGAACAATAGAAAGGCCGATTTTCATTGCCAATTGGATTTTCAAATAGAAGGTGTAGAATACTCAATAAGAAGGGAAGCAAGGACTGTTAATAAGGGAAAGAACGTTAAAGTAGATGTACAATTTTGGAGAACGTTAGATGGGGTAGCTGAATCCCTTAATGGAACTGAAAGAAGGGATACCAACCAGGTTATCGAAGGGTATGTGGGAAGATATGAAGATTTTGTACTAACCGCACTTTCACTACAAGGAAACAACGCTCTATTCATTGATAAACCACAATCGGAAAGAAAAGACCTATTGGTTCAATTTATGGGATTGGATATATTTGATAAATTATATGAAGCGGCGGCTGAAGACATTAAGGAAGTGGCTGTACTTATCAGAAATTTCAAACGTACTGATTTTACTTCTGAATTGGCGACGAAGGAAACCGAATTCAATACTAAAAAATCAGAATTAAATGATTTAAATAAAACCCTAAAAGATTATACCGAATCCAGAGATAGAATCCAAAATCAAATATCTGATTTAAAGGAATCTTTGATACCTACTGATTCTAATCTGGATATCAACGTATTGGGTGATTCCAGAAGGACCATTGAGAGGAAATTAGAAAGTAATGGTAATGATAAGAAAACAAAGGAATCGAAAATAAAAGAGTTTGAGGGGGTTTTAAACGAAGTATCGGAATCAATTAGTATGTACGATAATGTTAATGGGTTATCGATAGATGATGCGAAGAAAGAGTGGGACCTTGCAAAAGGTAAACTATCGGATATTCAACAACAAATAGACCGTTTGGAATCTCAATATGAGAGGAATTTAGAGAAGCTTACACATTTGGAAACACATGAATATGACCCAAATTGTAAGTTTTGTATGAACAATGTATTTGTGAAGGATGCAATTGCAACAAAAGAAATAGTTAAAACACAGGAATCACAGTTAGAAACACTTAATATTGCACAACATGCTTTGATAAGAGTAACTGAACCTTTTTCCGAAGTAGAGGAAGTATGGGAAAAGCTGGTTGATTTAAGAAATAAGTATAATAAAGGAATTGTACTTAAAGAAAAGACTGAAGCTGAATTAGATGGTTTAGAAACACAAACCGAACTTCTTAAAACTCAATTAGAAGGTGTTGATAGTGATATTCAACGATATAACGAAAACATTGCAACGATAAGTAAAAATACAGCAATAAACCAAGAAATTAGAGTTTTAGAAGTTGATAAGAAAAATATAGAAAGTGATATTGCAATCACCAATAAAAAAATATTGACTATTACTGGTGAGATGGGTTCTATTGAATCGTTTATAAATGTGACAAAATCTAAAATACAAGAAGTTAAAGATTTAGAACAAAAGAATGATTTATATACCTACTATTTGGATGCTGTTAAAAAAGATGGTGTACCTTATGAACTTATTTCTAAAGCAATGCCGGTAATTGAGAATGAAGTAAACAATATTCTAGCACAAGTTGTAGATTTCTCACTTTCAATGGATACCGATGGTAAGAACATTAACGCTAAAATCGTTTACGAAGACCAGGCATGGAATTTAGAGATGTGTAGTGGTATGGAGAAGTTTATATCCGGGCTGGCTATTAGAGTGGCTCTAATTAACATCTGTGGATTACCTAGACCTAACTTCCTAGTAATAGATGAAGGGTTTGGTACATTGGATGCGGATAATCTATCTTCATTGTTTATGATGATGCAGTATCTTAAAACACAATTCGATTTTATTTGGATGATTTCTCACTTGGAACAAATGAGAGATATCGTAGATGGGTTAATTGAGATTAAAAAGGATAATGGGTTTTCTAAAATTAACTTTTAGAATTAACTGGTAATATATTTTTAGGTAGAGGTTTCTTTGAAGCTTCTACCTTTTCTTTTATAAGGGTTTCTACTAATCCATTTATTTTGTATCCTCTTTCTTTACAAAATTCTTTTAATAATTGATGAATTTCAGCATCAATTTGTATCATTGAGTATTTTTTCATAACGTTTCTTTAGTTTTATTTAGTATTCTTTAGATTTTTCTTTTGATTATAATTATTGTAAATATTTATTTTATATCATTAGAAAATAACACTATTAATGCCAAGAATAAAAAAATACGCAGATGGTCAGAAAAGTAATTTAAATCCAGTACAGACATTAAGTTCTTTTCAAACATTTCTGATAGATGACAGTCCGAATTCCACATATTTTAAAATTACCGAATTTAACGATACGTTTACTGGTGGTAAAAATGGATTTTTAATAGAAGGGTCTGAATATCTAAAAGAAACAACTGAAATAAAAATACAAATATTAGATGTTGCTGGCAATCCTGTTTATTATGAACCTGGTAATGGTGTACCTGAATACTATGAAGGTACTTCTAAACTAATAGCAGTTTATATATACGAAGATACTCCGATAGGTGAAGCAAAGATTACTATTCTCGGTGAGTTGAAAAGTTATGTAGATGACGGTGGTGTTGTAAGAGATGTACCTGATGAGTGGAAAAATGTTTATAATGTAAAATGGGAAAAACCATTTAAAATTAATAGATTATTATCGAATGAGGATAAGGTAAGATTTTATAAAAGACCAAACGTATCTATTACGGAAATAGTAAAACCTATTTATTCTAATATTAGCTCTACAATAACACAAAAAGGGCATGTAGATGGTTTTTCACAAGTACCCGCCGCCGGTACTCCCCTTACAAATTTTAGCCAACCAACAAGTTATCTTGTACAAATTAACGATGGTGGTGCATGGACGGGTTCGGTAGTTGGAACAACAATTGAATTTACTGACCTTAATTTCTTTTCACAAGCAGATGATATAATTAGTAAAACTGATTTAACAATTACTAATCCTTATACCGTAAATGGATTGGTATCAGATTTTTCAAATCAAAGATATACCGCATCATTTAATTATATTGAGGGACTAGATAATTTAAAAACCGCACTTACCGGTTCATTTGCAAAAATAACATTATCGGATTTAACTACATTCGTAGGGGATGTGGCTAGAGTAAAGATATTCAGAAAATCTCAATCAGACCTTTCCGATTATCAATTTATACAAGAAATTCAGTTAGAGTCTAATGAAATATTAAGAGATTTAGAAACAACTGTTAAGAATGAAGAATATTATGGTGGATTTGATTTATTTAATTTTAAAAATTATTGGGTAACTTCTTCTAATAATTTATCTACTGAATTTAATCAAACGTATCTATACAACTCGGTTAAATTAAACAGTTCAGGAACAAATTTATTCTATACAACTAAATCTTTAGATATTAATGCTGATAGTGAATATAGTTTAACATTTAACGTTAGAGCGGGTAGTCCAATTAATACTACTGATACTCTTTTGGTATATTTAAGTGGTTCTAAACAGTCTACATATAACAATGTAATAACAAATGTAGGCACAAAGCAAAATATTTTAAATGTAACTTCCGATAATAGTTTATTACAAAAATCTCAAATAACTGCAAACTTTAAAGCGGAAGATTTATCGGATGTAAAATTATTTTTTGAAGTTAAAGGAAATGCATGGTATATATCGGATGTAAGTTTAAGAGCATCACAAGAAACTGCATTTTCTCCGGATGAAATTTCGTTTATTCAACCAATACCAAGAACATTACCAAGAGAAACATTTGATTTTAGATTTCAGTTTTACGATATTAATAACAATTATATTCCTGTAGTTGTTGAAGAAAGTAAAACATTTGATGGTGGTAATTTAAATGTAATTAATAAAGATTTACAACTAGTTCCATCTTCTTTATATTTCCAATTTGATTCTGGATCCGGAAATGGTAACCCTATTCCACCAACCGTAATTTCGATTGATGTAATAAAAAGCTATTTAACCGGTTCGGTAACATATACATCTCGTTCTTTTGATTTTTTTGGAAATGAATTATCTTCTTCTCAATACGTTGGGGGACAAGTGCCTGGATTACTTTTGAATAGAGAAACTGATTTATTAACTTTAACTGTTGCAAACTTTACAGGTTCTAACGAAGATATTGTTGTTCAATATATAGAATTTACCGGTGAGTGTGAAGGAATAAATGATTCCATTATCATAACAAGAGTTGTAGATGGTAAGGGTGGTGTAAATTATGAGATAAGACCATATAGAGGAACTGTAATTAGAAATAATGACCCATCTGGTTCACTTGAAGTTCAGGCAGTAAGAATAGATGGAATAAACGAATTAGATATTAGAAGTGGATTGCCATACGGCCGTTCTAGTAATAGATTATACGTTGCTTCTGGTTCATATTATGTAACATTGACCGATGCATCTGCCAGTGGATTTGTAAAAGGAATTTATCCAGGTGTTACCGGTTCTGGAGAACTTGATTATAATGCAATTTTTAATAGAGATTCAATAGATGGGCAAAGAACTATTTACTTAATAGCATCGGGTTCAGAACCTACTCCAACAAATCCTAATGTAACTGCATCAATTTATACAACATTAACATTAACGGATTTATTAGATGGTATTGATGCTGGATTTGTAACCTACGATGCTGATGCATTTACTATAAATCCAAGATTATCAAAAGTATTTACTCCACCATCTGCAAGTGCAACTGCATCGTTTTATAGAAGGGGTACAAGTTCAAATCCAATTTCGGCATCAGTTATGGTTTACCCATCGATGTCTATAAATTCAGATTTTGTACCAGAGTATTGGGTATATTATATGACTCAGAGTGTAAATTCTGATATTAAAATAAGTGCAACTGATGATAATAACTACATTATAAATTCTACTTTAGAAAATCAATTTGTAGGAACACCTTTATCTCAAAGTAAAACTCTTACAATAAATTGGACTTATATTGAACCATATTCTTCGGAATCAGTAAGCATTAATAAAACGTTTACAATTGTTCCAGAAGGTAAACCTGGAGATGAAAGTATAGTATTTGAAATAGTTCCTGCGAATGTAAATCTTAATGCAAACTCAAGAGGTATTGTAAATGATTATAAACCATCTACTGGTGAAATTAGATTGAAGCAAGGGTCTAGATATTTGTTATTTACTGGAAGTAGATTTCCTGGAACATTCCATATTGCAACAGCATCTATTGTAGCAAATAATATAACAAATGGTAATATAAGATTTGATAACAACTATACTCATTCACTTATTTTTAGTGCATCATCTAATATGACTAATTTAAGTGGAAGTATTGAATTTCCATTAGAGATTCAACCGTATTACACATCATCGGTTTATACAGCGAGTGTGTATCAGTATTTTACAAAAATATTAGATGGACCTCCACCGATTCAGATTGTAATATCACCAACATCGGTGGCAATACCTGCGGATGAAGTTGGTTATATTTCTTCATATGCAAGTACGAACACTACATTGACTGTTAAAGAAGGTGATGATTTTCTTACCTTTACAACGCGTTCAACTGCACCGGGTACTTGGAGAATAAATTCAATAGAAACTCGTAATTCTGGAGTTTGGAATATAAGAACGGGTTCATTATCATCATCTTCATTAAGTACAGCTACTATAAATTATAATAGGTTTGATGCACCATATGTTTCTGCAAGTGCTTTATATACAATTCAAGTATATCCATTTGCATTGGGGAGCGGGCATCAATATACATCTTCTATTTTTACTAGGACTCAAACATTTACAAAAAACGTAGCACCACCAAATGCACGTTCATTGGATTTTAGAGCATCAACGGCTACAATTAATTACGATAGAGATGGATATACTGATGTTGGTGATGTTACACTTACCGTAACTGCATTCAACACAACAGGTTCGTACATACCTGGTCAAACTGATGGACCGAATGCATATTTGTATTATGTAGAATCGGATGGTAGTGAAACATTTTATGCAGGGCCTAGTGTATTGGAAGGAACACCGCCGTTTTGTGAATTTAGCGGAATAAGTGGTGGTGATGCTGCAGGACCTGGTGAAAACAAAACATGGAAAGTAAAATTAACCGATGGTGCGGCACCAACTGTAACTCCATCAGTTCCATTACCACCATCAATAATAAAAGCAGAAGCACAATTAACAATAGCCGGTATTAAGGGTGGGGCAGATGCATACAAATACTCTGCAACAAATACCAATGCATCCATAACCGCTGATTTGTGGACAACGCAGTTTACGGGAAGTGGAATGCAAATTTCGGCATTTAAAGGTACAACTCAATTAGCACATACATCATCATACGTTATATCGCAAGAAGTTAATGATTATTTAGGAAATTTAATTGGTAACCTTGGATATTATTCTGCATCAATTTTTACTACATCTTCTTGGATTAATGTTGCACCACCCAATAGATTGATAGGTAACCCTGCGGCAATTAACGATATAGTTAGTTGGTACGCACCTGCGGTTAATCATAGTGCTGAAATTATTTATAAAATCGATTATGAAAAAAATAGACAAATTGATTTTGTAACACAATCATTAGCAGTTCAATTTACACCACCGGCACCTTATAGTGCAAACTTATCCAGTGAAAACGCTGGAATTATATATAGAGTTTCTGGAGAAGTCGAATTTGATTTATCTACAACTACAATAAGAGTTTTTAGAGGAGATTTAGAATTAACAAATGTTTCAACTTTTAGCGGAGGGCAATTAGATGCATATGGTGTAACCGGATATCCAAATCAATGTAGAGTAAGTATTCTATCATACTCTGGACATTTAACTTTGGCCGGTGGATTAACGGCTGGTTCTCATGTTTCGGGTGGTCCGGCATCTTTTGCAGGTATAAGTAATTGGTCAAGTCCTGAAACAATTTCATCCGGTGAAATTATATTCCAAATAGATTGTGAAGGTAGAGAAACGCTTTATAAAACTCTTTCTCTATCAGTAGTATATGAAGGTAATACTGGTCCTGGTATTGTGATGAGAGGTATATGGAGTTCAACTATTGATTATATATCTGAAATAGCAAACCAAAGAAGAGATGCTGTAATTTGGCCTGACCCAGCAACAATAAATAAAGAAACACACTATTGGGCTGCTATAACAGGTAGTGGACCTGGAACACCGGTTGGAGCACAACAACCAGATGGTTCGGCACCATATACTGATACAACATATTGGCAGTATTTAGGACAAGAAGAATTTTTTGTATCGGCCAAGATTGCGATATTTGAAGAATCATATGTAAAGAATACTTTAAATGTTGGTACTAAAGATGGAACTGGTGCTTTTGCCAATATTGTATTAGCGGGTGGTAGAACTGACCCATATATTGCCATAGGCCAAACGGGTACACAAGGAACATCGGGTACAGGAACTTCAATTAGCGGACCGGGTGTAATTGGGTATAATAGACCCGGTATTTTTATGGGTGTTTATGAAGACGGTGCAAATGGTACAACAGGACGTTTCTCAATTAAAACAACTGGTACATCTGGTAAGGGAATGTTTTGGGATGGTGACCAATTGACTATAGTTGGTTCTATACGTCAAAGACAACCTGGTATTCCTGAAGGAAGTTATAGAGGTATATGGGCTTCTGGGGTAACCTATTATCCAGACGATACTGTAAGATATGCATCATCTACATGGATAAATTCAAATACACATACTTCTACAAACGATAACAATATTAATACCGGTTATCCACCGGATGCAACCAATACTTGGGCAGTATCCGCTGCAGCTGGTACATCTGGAACAACTGGCACATCCGGCACCACTGGTACCGCGGGCACAACTGGTACTGCTGGGGGTCCTGGTCCTGGTGTTGTATATAGGGGATTATTTAATCCAAATGAAAGATATTTTCATACAACCGAAAGAAAAGATATTACTAAATATGGTAGTACATACTATCTCACAAATAATACGGGATTGAATGGAAGTGCGGGTACTCAAGGTGCCGGTACATTTTGGAATTATCCTGGTGGCGGAAATACAAACTGGACTTCGTTTGGTGCACAATTCAGTTCAGTAGCAACCGATGTATTATTTGCAGTAGAACAATATGTTGATAAAACTATTAATATCGGTGCAAGAGGAGCAAATTCACTTATTGTTTTAAATGCAAATGAAAGTGGTTCTAATGCTAATCCTTATTTATCTATTGGACAAATAAGCTCTAGTATTGGTCCTGGTAACTGGGTTACAGAATCTCAAGTTCAAGGTTATGATAATACTGGAATTTTTATGGGATTTGACCAAGGGGTTTCGAAATTATCATTAAAGGGAGTATCTGGTTCGCTTCTTTGGAACGGTGAAGATTTATCTATAAATGGTTCTATTAATTCAAATGATGGTACAATTGGTGGATGGACTATAGGACCTGGATCAATAATATCAGCAGACCAAAATATTAGATTATATTCAGAACCATCCGAATCAATTGCGGTATTTGATGGCGCAGGTAGTTTAAGATTTTTCGCAAATACAAAATTAACATTACCAGAACCAACTGGCATAACATATCCAAATGCTATTTTACCAACATATACTACTTCATCAAATCAAACTAATGGTGTACCAAATGATGGAACATTTGACCCATATTATGGTGGAACTATTGCATATGATTATAATATTATACCAAGTTCAAATGGTTCGTTCACCACTCAAGCAGCCGGTCAACATGTTATAACATATAATTTACCATTCAGTTATAATAATTATGTAACCGCAAATGGTTCAGCGGATGGGACTTTATACTTACGTTTGATTCTCACAACAGGAGGACATTATCCACAGCCATTTACTAATTATGTAGAAACTTCAAACTATGCAATTGCATCTGCACAAGGTACGGTAAATCAATATTATGAATGGAACGGATTTCAATATACAATATCTTATTATCCAGGATCTCAAACTTCTTATTTGCCGGCAACAAAAATGACAATATTGGCAGATTTACAATCTGGAGTAACTTATTATTTAACTTTAGTTGGATACGCATACGCGCATAGTAATGATACATCTGACCCGTCTCAGTATCCTCCGTATGGATTTGATTCGGAAGTAGATACAAGCTTGTTTGCAGCATCTACTGGAACTGTAACAATAAAAACAATATCAGCGGGTACTATTATAAATGGTGGTGGCTTCCAGGCCGTATTGGCAGATGATAAGTATTTGAGGGTAAGAGATGGTGTAAGTGGTTCTTATAACTTTTCAACCGAAATCACAGGTAGTTTAATGGTCGATAGGTCGATTAGTAAATATAGTAATGGATATGGAAATCCATCTGCAGTAAAAGCATTTGGAACAATTAGATACAATGGTGGTGGTATTACAAATGCTGCAAACTATACTATTTTAAATCGTTACAATATTAGTAGTACATTAGCTGTAGGTTCATTTAATATTTATGATGTAATTTTTACCAATCCAATGGATTCTACGGATTATATTGTTCAAACCACAACGTCAAACGTAACATATGCTAGCCAAGAAGTTGGAAATATGGCCGTAATTACTGGAAAAAGTATTAGTGGATTTTCTTTTAGAATAGAAAGACCTAGTCATACTAGTCCTGGTATTGTAACAACCTATATTGGCGGTAACCTTGCTGGACATTGGACACCTGAATTTGTTGATTTTGTAGTATTGGCAAGATAAAAAAATGAATAATTTATGAAACCAAAATTAATTATAAGTGAAAAAAATGGTGATATTAAGTGGATATCACCGAATGAAGAAACTATTGATTTTATAATCAAAAAAGTAATACCATCGGATTCAAATTACGTTTTTATGTATGATGATTCTGAAATTGATTATTCATTTAATTTTTGTTACGATTTTAATTTTAATGATGAGAATGGTTCAACTGCGATTCCATCTTTAAATTTAGAAAAGGCAAAAGAATTATTTTTAAATTATTTGAGATATAAAAGAAGTGAATTATTTCCGGATTTAGATTTACAATATATGAGAGCATTAGAAACCGGAAATCAAACATTAATTCAAGAAATAGTTACAAAAAAACAACAATTAAGAGATTTGCCAAATATGGATTTTTCAGATGTGACAACCGCAATTCAATTAAAACAAACATGGCCTACTGATATATTAGGAGAATCACCTTTTTAATAAAAAATATAAATGCCATCATCAACACTATATAGAGCAACCTTACCAAATGGAACATCTGGCGATGTTACATGGACTGAATGTGAAGGAAATGAAGTAACTGTTTTTGTACCTTCTAAAATTGGTTCAATAATATTCTCCGCACAAACTGATGAATATACCGTACCTGGAGGTTCGGTTGTTGAAACATTTGGTACAGCGACCAGTGATTGTTTATCAGCATCTATTACATTCACAACCACAACAACCACATCAGCACCACCAGAACCACCAGCACCAACAACTACAACTTTGGCTCCTTCATCGTTTAGCTTGGGATATCATGCTTCTTCTGCCGCAAATTCTTGTTACGATTATACATCATCACCAACAACTTATTATTCGTTTGGAGGAACTGTGTTACAAAATACACTACAAATATTTACTAATAGTGGATTGACAATTCCCGCACCCAATGGATATTATTCAGATGGAACTAATTATTTTATTATTAGTGATAATGGAACTTTAGATGATAAGGGTACGTGTTTATCGGTTACTACAACCACTACAACTACAACAACTACAACAACTACTACAACTACTACAACTACAACAACTACAACAACTACTACAACTGCGGCACCAACAACAACTACTACTACAACTGCGGCACCAACAACAACTACTACAACTGAAGCACCAACAACAACTACTACAACGGAAGCGCCAACTACAACTACTACAACTGAAGCACCAACAACAACTACTACAACGGAAGCGCCTACAACAACTACTACAACGGAAGCGCCTACAACAACTACTACAACTACAACAACAACGGAAGCACCTATAACAACTACAACAACAACGGAAGCACCTACAACAACTACAACTACAACGGAAGCACCTACAACAACTACAACTACAACGGCTGCACCATCATATTTCTATTGGAGTGCTGAATATTGTTATTCGGCAACTACTTTGGTTGTAAGATTTAGTGTTGACCAAGTAGCGTTTAGTGTATTTGAAACTCCTACACCATATACCTGTGTTAGATTACTTGAGCCTACGTTTGGTCCTTCATTTGATATTGATTTGGGTGATGGTTCTACTTATGTGGGAACTGATTGTACTTCGTGTCCAGCAGCACCAACTACAACAACTACAGCTGCAATAGTCTATGAATATTGGGATTACGAACCGTGTACCGGTGTAGGTGCGTATGGTGGAGCACAATATACCTATGAAGGTATAGCAGGAAGTACACCTGGATGTATATCGTTTGGTGGAGAAACGTGGAGTCAGGTTGGACTTGGTGGTTACCCTGGGCCAGCTAATTTACCATTGTTCTTTGGAACGGTAACCACAGGAGTAAGCTGTACATCGTGTTTATAAAACATTAATTAATTACTATGAAAAAAATTCGTTACATTTGTTGTCAACCGGCAATAACTTATTACACTTGGCAAGTTGAAGTTCTAATTAACAACTTCAAAAAAATGGGAGTAAATCCAAATTATATTGATATTGTATGTGGTATAGAAAATGGTATTGTTCCGGATGAATGGAAGAAATTAATGTTACATTACAATACTATACGATTTTTCTTTTATAATGATACTAGAAACGATAAAGGTTATCAACCATCTATTTATTTTAATTTAATGAAGCAACATATTGTTGCAAGGCCAGAAATTCAAGATGATGTTTTATTTTTACATGATTCGGATATAGTTTTAACAAAACCACCGAAATTTGATGATATGATAAAAGGTAATAGTTGGTACTTATCTAATACTAAATTTTATATAAATTATGATTATATAATCGGTAAAGGTGACCATACATATAAAAAAATGTGTGAAATAGTTGGAATAGACCCACTAATACCAAAGCTACTAAATAATAATTCAGGTGGAGCGCAATATATTGTTAAAAACACTACATATGAATTTTGGGATAAAGTAGAAACTGATAGTATAAATTTATATAAATATTTTTGTGATACTGAACATTTGCATGTTAAAAAAACTGAATACGATTATCCAATACAAAAATGGACTGCGGGTATGTGGAGTTTACTTTGGAATGCTTGGTTAGCGGGACATGAAACAATAGTAGATGAACGATTGGATTTTGGTTGGGTAACTGGTGATATTTCGGAAGTAGAAAAATATCCTATACTACATAATGCAGGAGTTGTGGCAGATTCAACTCATGTACATTCGTATGCTAAAGGTTTATTTTATAAAGGGGCATACACGGATAAACTTCCTTATAATGCGAAGTTAGATATAAGTGATAAGTTTGCTTCTTCATATTATTGGAAAGAAATTTGTGAAACCGCAAAAACATCTATATTAATTGAACACCCAAAAATGAGTTTAGTTCAAACTCAATTTAATGATTATAAAATAACAAACTTACAAATAGACCCATATGGAGTTTGTAATGCTAAATGTTGGTTTTGCCCAGTAAGATATAAAGGAAATCCTGACCACGGTAAAGAAGTAATGAGTCCTGAACTATTTGAAAAGATAATTAAAAATCTTATCGATGAAAGAGAAAGACCAGATGGACTAGTATCAAAAGCATTTAATGGATTTTACACAGCGCATTATAACGAAGTTCTTTTATATCCGCACTTTGAAGAAATACTTAAAATATGTAGAAAGTATAAATTAGTAACGATGGTACTTTCAAATGGAATACCACTAACACCGGAAAGAGTTGATATACTAAAAGAGTATCAAGATTGTTTAAGTGGTATCTGCCTAAATACACCTGCATTTGATGCGGATACTTGGAGTAAGAGAAGTGGTATTAATATAAAGCAATTTGATAAACTAATATCTAATATAAAATATGCAGTAGAACAATTACCAGAAATGGTAAAACGAAAAGCATTCTCAATTCAAATAAATGGTTCGCATGAATTATCATTTGTTGAGAAAGGCGGTTGGTTACAAAAAGGTCCACAATTCCCACAGGATATTGACTTAGATGTACAAAATGGAGAGTTAGTTCAGCAAGAGAAAAAAGCGAAAGAATTATTTCCAGGTGTGAATATTTTTACAGTACCATATCTTATTGATAGAGCTGGACTACTGGATGAAGTAATGAGTAACAAACCTGCAATAGAAAGAAATTTGAAAAGAAATGTTGCTGATAAAAAAGTGATTGGGTGTGGAAATGGTAGAGAGGTTGGTGGTAGACCTATTGGGTGGGTTCATGTAAATGCAAGTGGAAAAGCGTTCCTTTGTTGTAATGATTATGAAATGGAAATGCAGTTTGGGGATTTTAAAACGCAGGAATTGAGAGATTTTTGGGGAACTGATGAGCATGTTAAAATGGTTGAAAACTCATATGAAACGATTTGTAGAGGATGTGCTTCTGCAATTTTTGAATAATTTAAAACATATATATTTATATATAAACAATCATATGGCAACAAAAACCGAAAAAATAGCAGAAGATATTATAGATAATATCAAAAACATTCAAAGTGATGTAAATGGTTATATCTTTGATTTAGGACAACTTTCTGTAAGAAGCAGAGAGCTAGAATTAGAATCTAAAAGAATACTTGAAATAAAAAAACAAATAGAAGATAAGTTGGATAACCAAAGTCTTCAATTAGAGAATGTATTATCAGACCTTCAAAGAAAGTATAAAAATGCGGAAATTGATTTAAATGATGGTACGGTTACGTTTGAAGTATCTGAATAGTTTATATTTATAGAAAACAAAAAAAGATGTTAAAAACTAAAATACAAGAAATTAATCTATTAGGGAATACAATAAATAGACTATATTGTAACATTTTGAACTACGATTTAGGTAGAGATGCGTGTACTGTTAGATACGAATTGAGATATAGAAATTCACAAAATTCAGTAGCCGAACCAGATTCTTTTATTTCAAGTGGAGAATGGAAAGTACCTGCTAACATTTTGAATAATTGGGGTATGGATAACTATTTTTTGGCAGAAAAACTATGTGAACACTTGGGATTAACTTTCGTAGAACATATGACGAATCCCGTAGTGATGGATTAAATTTGGAAAATTCAAGTTTTTTTCGTATATTTACATAATGCAAAAAAAGAAGTTACTTTACATATGTCCGCACCTTTCTACGGGTGGACAACCACAATATACCTATAAACAGATAAAGCATTTTTTATCTGATTTTCAAATTGAAGTTGTTGAAATAAACAATAGTGGTGGTACTGCATTTGTGGTACAAAAAAATCGTATTAAAAGTTTAGTACCCGTTCATACATTGGGAGAAGATAAATCTAAAATTATAGATGTAATTCAAAATTTTAATCCTGATATAATACATTTTCAGGAGATACCGCAGTTTGACCTTCCAGAATATGTGTTGGATATAATATTTGATAATAAAAGAAAATATAATATTGTTGCAACAACACATGGTTCGTTTACAAATCCTTCGGATATAGTATATCAACCAGATAGATATGTGTTGGTATCGGAATGGAGTAAAAAGAAATTTGAAGAATCTAATCTTGGTGTTGAATTAACTACTTGGGAATATCCAATAGAAGAATATTCATTTAATAAAGAGGAATCTCAAATAGAATTGGGATTAGAAAAAGATTACAAACATGTTTTAATGGTTGGGCTATTTTCGCCTGGAAAAAACCAAGCGGAAATATTTGAAATAGCAAGAAAATTACAAAAGTATAAAATTAAATTTCATTTCGTAGGTAATCAGGCTATGAATTACGAAACATATTGGTCACCATTGATGAAAAACAAACCAGATAATTGTATTGTTTGGGGAGAGCGTGATGATGTTGATACGTTTTATGCGGCATGTGACCTTTTTTATTTTTCATCAATATTAGAACTAAATCCTCTTTCTATAAAAGAAGCATTATCTTTTAAAATGAAATGCATCTTTAGAAAATTATATACATATTTGGATACATATGATGCCAATCCGTTGGTTACATATATAACCGATGATACAAATGCAACTAAACAAATTCTTATAGAAAATCTAAAACCTGAATTTAAAGAAGGATTTTCAGAAAAGCCAAGAATACAAATAAAACATTTACTAACAACCCCATACAACGATAGAGAACGATTTAGTATGAAATCTATTCGTCAATTGGAAAGTTATGGAATGGACTATGTTCCAATTGTAAATGAAGTTTATGAAGATTTTGCACCAAAAGAACATTGTAGAAGACCTGACCATTTAAGTAAAGATAATAAACCTGGAGAATTATATCCTGGAGCTGGTTTGGGTTGGATTACTGGAAGACATTATGGTTGCTATTTGGCACATAAAATGGCAGTTGAAAATTTAAATAGAGATTACGATTATACATTAGTGTTTGAAGCAGATGGTTTTATTTATTCAACCGTTGAAGAATTTGTTGATATAGTATATAAAGCATGTGATATAGCAGAAAAGAATAACGTTTACTATATTGGATTGGCAAATAACTTAAGTCAATATAAAGAAGTAGTGGATGAGGATTTTAGTAAAACCGCTCATAATCAAGATTTGGCACATTGTTATTTGTTAAGGAATACCGATAGAGAATGGTGGAATCAAAGAATAAAAGATTGTGAATGGGATGTTGGTGACCTTTGGTTTAACCACATATTCTATCACCATCAAGAATTAAGATACACTACTAATAAAGTGTATAGTAAGCAAGTTGAAGGATATTCATTACTTGATGAAACAATAAAAACTTGGGACTAATGATTTATAATAATTTAAAAAAGAATAAAAATAATAAAGTAGAAGTACAAAACAGAGTATTATTTCATTTTGTTAGGGGCCCCTTTGTAGAAATAAAAGGACCGAAAGTATCAAATTATCTTATAAAATTTATTGATAATAAAACTAATAAAGTTCACTTCACATCAGAAATTACAAATAATTGTTGGGCAAGATGTAGTATTGAATATTTTGTAGAATGGAAAATTGAAATATTTGAAAATGGAAAATTATGGTTTGAACATACATACGATGCAAAGGATAAAAGAGTTTATATTGCATTAGATTCAAAAGCATTAGGAGATTCTTTAGCATGGTTTCCATATGTTGATGAATTTAGAAAAAAGCATAAATGTAAGGTAATAGTTTCCACATTTATGAACGATATGTTTGAAACACAATATCCAGAACTACAATTCGTAAAACCAGGAACAAATGTAGAAAACTTATATTCCATGCACACAATCGGATTATTTTATAATGAAGATAGTTCGGTAAACTTTTTTAAAAATCCTATTGACCCAAAAGCGGTAACATTACAACAAATGTGTTCTGACATATTAGGATTGGAATATGTTGAAGTAAAGCCAAAACTAAAAAAAGTTAAAACATTACAAAAAGAAAAACAAGTATGTATTGGCGTATTTGGAACTGCACAATCTAAATTTTGGAATAATCCAACCGGATGGCAAGAAGTTGTTGATTGGTTAAATGTTAAAGGATACACCGTAAGACTTATATCAAAAGAAGGTGATGATTATATGGGTAATAAGCTTCCAAAAGGAATCATTCATCATCCAAACGGTCCAATTGAAAATGTAATGGAAGAATTAAAACGTTCAAACGCATTTATTGGAATTGGTAGTGGATTAAGTTGGTTAAGTTGGGCATTAGAAGTACCAACCGTTTTGGTAAGTGGATTTTCTTATAAATGGGCTGAAATGCAAGATTGTGTACGAATAGGTTCACCTGAAGGGAAATGTGAAGGTTGTTTCAATAGAATCAGATTGAATGCAGGGGATTGGAACTGGTGTCCAGACCATAAAGGTACACATAGACAATTTGAATGTACTAAATATATTACAGGACAAATGGTAATTAAAGAATTGGAAAAATTTTTATAATGAATAAGGTTTGGGTAAATGGTACATTTGATATACTTCATGTTGGACATCTACGTTTATTGGAATTTGCGAAAACATTTGGAGAAGTAAGAGTTGGTATTGATACGGATGAAAGAGTAAAATCCAAAAAGGGAGAAAATAGACCATATAACAACCTAAACGATAGAATTGAATTTTTATCAAATATAAAAAGTGTACATAGTGTTGTATCGTTTAGTTCCGATGCGGAATTGATAGAAAGAATCAAAGAATGGGGACCTGATGTTATGGTTATTGGTAACGATTACAAATATGACGAAATAATAGGAGTAGAATATATTCCAAAAATAGAATTTTTCAATAAAATCGAAGGGTTTAGTACCACTAACATTTTAAAAAATAAAAAATAATATACTTATATATACAAAAATAAAACAAAAAGTTTATGGCAGAATTAGATAAAATTCCACAAAAGCAGTCTATTGATTTAGAAACTGTAAAGTTAGAAGCAGAAGTAGTTGATAAAATTAAATCATTAAATGGTGATTTATCAGCTTTAATAAATGATTTCGGACAAATCTATATTAGAAAAAAAGAATTAAATTCAGAACTAGTTAGATTAGATGAAATTCTTGAAAAAGCAGAGGATACTTTTAAAGATAAGAGTAGAGAGTTAAAAGGTGTGGTTGATTCTTTAGAAGAAAAATACCCTAGACACCAAATCGATTTAGAACAAGGAACTGTTATTTATCAACCAGGTGCACCAAGCAGAATTCAACAAACTGAATCAGCTAGTAAATAAGATTGTACTAAAACAATAATCTCAATATTTATATAGTAAGAAAACTATATGAAAGGATTAGAAAAATTTTTAGTAGAAACAATATTGGGAGAAGCGGCAGGAATAGACAAAGTAGTTGTTGTCTACTCAGGCCGCTTTCAACCATTTCATAAAGGTCACTACGCAACGTATGACCATTTGGTTAAGAAGTTTGGAAAAGATAATGTATATATCGGAACTTCTAATACCACCGATTCAAAGAAATCTCCATTTAATTTTAAGGAAAAGAAAGTAATAATGACAACGATGTTTGGTATTCCATCAAACAAAATTGTGAATATTCGTAATCCTTATGCTCCAGAAGAAATACTTAACAAATTTGATTCAGATACCACTGGGTTTATAACGGTGGTAGGTGAAAAAGATTCATCACGTTTAAGTGGTAAATATTTTAAAGCATATAAGGGTAAAGTAGATACTGGGTATTTAGATAGAGGATACGTTTATGCAGCACCTGCTCAACCAAATCCAATTAGTGGCACAGATGTTCGTTATTGGTTAAGTGCAGGAAATGCTGCTGATAGAAAGAAAGGATTTATAAAAGCATATCCTAAATTTGATGACCAGGTATTCAAATTAATTACTCTCAAACTTAAGTCACTTAAAGAATATATTAACGAAGAAATCAAATTAAACGTAAAAGTTGGTGATACTTTATTAATGGGTAAATTTAAAAACAAAAAAGTAGTTGTTAAAAATATAGGAACTGATGAGTGGGGAATGCCAACTATTAATGGTAAAAAAGCTGTAACATTTAGAATTCCTAAAAAAGAAGAACTAAAAGAAGCGGCATCTAATGCTGGTATGCAAGCCGGAGATGAACCTGATACTTCATTTGTAGCAGATGGACAACCGAGAATATTAAATACAAATAAACCTGAAAATTGGTATAAGCAAGGTGGATATACTCAATTAGATACTCCTAAAGCCGATGATATGAGAGGTAAAGGTAAATCAAAAGATACGGAAACTCAATTCAGAAAAGCATATTATAAATTGAAGAATGTAGTTCAAAGTACATTGAATCCGGCAGATGACCCACATAAAGTAGAGGATTGGGAAGAAGTATATAGAACAAATCCAGAACAAAAACCTAAAAGATTTTGGGAACTTCCTAAAAATCAAAAACCACAAATAATTTCAAAAGATGATATTAATGAAATTATAAATGAGTTAGAGCAAGAAATAATGAGTGAAATGGGATTACCTGGTGGTGCTGGTGTTGGTTTGAGTTTACCTGGTGGGTATATCAATGGAGCACCAAATTCAAAAGATGTTAAGAAATTAAAATCTAAATTGGATAAAGATGGTAGTGAGGAATACGAAAAAGTAAAAGAAGATAAAATACCTGGTGGTAAAGCCGAAGGTATGACACTTATTGATATTGCTAAAAAATGGGCAGGTGATTATTATGATTATAGAAATTTATTACCTGGTATAAAGCAAGAATTTATAAAAGGGTATGCAATTGAACGAGAACATACAACTGATACAAACATAGCAAAGGAAATTGCATTAGACCATTTATACGAAGACCCTAAATATTATACCAAATTAGATAAAATAGAAAATCCAGTAAATGAGGGTTTATTATTAGAAGGTGGTGCATATGGTCATATGGCACATCCATTTGATATTGAAATGGGTTTAACATTTGCAGACCTTAAACAAATTGTGGTAAGAGCATTGAATGGTGATTTGGAATTAGCAAGAGAGAAGACCGATGGACAAGCATTAGCAGTTAGTTGGGTAAACGGTAGATTAGTTGCAGCTCGTAACAAATCACATCTAAAAAACAAAGGAGCTGGTGCGATGACAATAGGACAGGTAGCAGATAAGTTTGCCGGTAGAGGTGGATTGACAGATGCTTATAATTTCGCTATGCAAGACCTATCAAAAGCAATAGCAGCCCTATCCGAACCTCAACGTAAGAAGATATTTAAGGATGGTAGTTCGTTTATGAATTTGGAAGTAATATACCCAACCTCCGTAAATGTAATCCCCTACAATCAACCGCTATTAGTGTTTCATGGTACTTTTGATTACGATGTAGATGGTACTATTGTAGGTGAGAATCAACAAGCGGCAAGTATATTGGGTGGTATGATTAAGCAAGTAAATGCGCACGTACAATCTAAATACACAATTCAAGGCCCACCGATGAATAAGTTACCTAAATCAGAACATCTTTCTAAATTACAAGGAAAGTATATTTCTATGATTAGTAAACTACAATCTGAATTTGCATTAAGTGATTCCGATGGAGTAGCAGATTATCATCAAGCATGGTGGACTAAGTTTGTTGAGAAGAATGCAAAAAAATTAGATACACAAGAAAAAATAGGATTGGTTAAGAGATGGGCTTTTGGTGATAAGAGTTTCCGTATTAACACAATACAAGATACTAAATTAAAAGCTTGGGCTGAGCAAACTGATAAACAAGACCAACAAAAGATATCAAAGCAGAATCTAATGAGATTTGAGGAGATATTTTTAGGAGTTGGTGCGGATGTATTATCATTTATGAGTTCAGTACTTACCGCAAATCCTGATAGTGCCAAAAGACAAATGGTAGCACGTTTGGAATCTACAATTCAACAAGTAAAAGCAAGTGGTGACCCTAAAAAGATTGAAAAACTTAAATTGGAACTACAACGTTTAAACGCATTAGGTGGATTTGATAAAATTGTACCAAACGAAGGTATTGTATTTGTATATGGTGGTAACACTTACAAATTAACTGGTGCATTCGCACCCCTAAATCAAATTTTAGGAATTTTCTTCGATAGTTAATCGTTTTTTGAATTTTGATATACTTATATATACAAATATATTGTAAGTAATATGACAAGGGAATTCAATAAAAAGTTTATGCATCCAACACGTAGAAAGTTGGTGGATATGGTATTGACTGGTGGTGAATATGAAAAGAACACACAGATATCATTTTCAGGAGCAGATAAACAACAAGTAAAAAGAAAGGTTGGCGAAAGATGGACAGATGAAAATGGTAAATCTTGGGAGCAATATGAGGCTGGTAAAATAGAAGTATCCGAATTGGGTGATATAATGGCTGAAACGAGAGCGTATTTAGATAGATTAAATAGTTGCAAAGCCGATGATTGTAAAACAATTAAATTAGGTAGAATTGATAAAAAGCTAGTATCAAAAACAGGATATTGCACGGAGTGTTTGGCTAAACGAGAGACTCGTATTAAAGTAGATGGGTTGTGGGAAGCATACGAAGATTATAAGGTATATAATAATATGATTTCTTATGGTAAGGATGTGATATCACAATTTAAACAGGCTTATAATGATGCTAAACAAGAATATGAAGTTGTACAAGAAGATGGCAAGCTTGAAAAGTGGAGTATGGAAAGGGATGTTAATGAACTTAAAGCAGAAATACTTGCAGATATTACAAAATTTGAAGGAGAAATCCAACAGGCAGTACAATTAAGAAATGAGGCTTGGGATAAATTAAAAGATAAGGGTTACGATTTAGTAAAACCTCCTATTGATTAATATGGCTGGAACTGGAATAACACAAAAGAAATCTTTAAAAGAGATTATCGCTGAAGAATACAAAAAGTGTGCAACTGACCCGATACACTTTATGAAAAAGTATTGTATGATTCAACACCCGGTGAGAGGTAAGATACCTTTTCACCTTTTCCCATTTCAGGAAAGTACATTAACGCAATTTGCAGGAAATAGATTTAATATAGTCCTAAAATCACGTCAAACTGGTATATCAACTTTATCTGCGGGATATGCACTTTGGAAAATGTTATTCAATACCGATTTCAACGTATTGGTTATTGCAACAAAGCAAGATGTAGCAAAGAACTTAGTAACAAAGGTAAGAGTAATGCATGAATTACTTCCTAGTTGGTTAAAAGGTGGTTCTTTGGAAGATAATAAACTTTCCCTTCGTTTACATAATGGTTCTCAAATTAAAGCGATTGCTTCTTCTCCTGATGCAGGACGTTCGGAAGCATTATCACTTCTTATATTTGATGAGGCTGCTTTCATTGATGATATCGATGAGATTTGGGTAGCGGCACAATCAACACTATCAACGGGTGGTAGTTGTATTGCACTTTCTACTCCTAATGGTGTGGGTAACTGGTTTCACAAAACTTGGTTAAATGCAGAAGAAGGTACTAATCCGTTTAATACAATTAGATTGCATTGGACTGTACATCCTGAAAGAGGACAACAATGGAGAGATGAACAAGAGAAATTATTAGGTGCAAAGAAAGCGGCACAGGAATGCGATTGTGACTTCGTATCTTCGGGTGATACAGTAATCGATCCAGAGTTGTTAATGTTTTATAAAGAATCATTTTGTCAAGACCCAATGGAAAAAACAGGGTTTGATGGAAACCTTTGGAGATGGGAATATCCAACTGCCGGTGGTTCTTATATGGTAATCGCCGATGTGGCCAGAGGTGATGGTTCGGATTATTCAGCCGCTCATGTTATGGAAATAAATACTTGTACACAGGTTGCAGAATATAGAGGTAAGGTTGATACAAAAGATTTTGGAAACTTTTTAGTTGAATTATCTACACAATATAATGATGCTTTACTTGTAATAGAGAACGCAAACATTGGTTGGGCTTGTATTCAGCAGGTAATTGATAGAGCATATAAAAACTTATTCTATATGAGTAAGGATTTAAAGTATGTTGATATTGAACACCAAATGAGAAACAAATATAGAGCCGATGAAAGACAGATGGTAGCCGGATTCTCAACAACTTCGAAGACCAGACCATTGATTGTATCTAAATTAGATGAATATTTTAGAGAAAAAGCAGTTGTAGTTCGTTCCAATCGTTTGATAGATGAATTATTTACATTTATCTTTATGAACGGTAGAGCGGAAGCTATGAAGGGTTATAACGATGATTTAACAATGGCATTTTGTATTGGATTGTGGGTTAGAGATACTGCACTTCGTTTAAGACAGGAAGGAATTGACCTTACAAAGAGAGCGATTGGTGGAATTTCATCTAACATGCAGCATGCCGGTGTATATGGACCTGCTGATAGAGATGATAATCCTTGGAAAATGAGGATTGGTGATGATTTTGAAGACCTATCACAATGGTTATAAAAATGTAGTGTTTTGACAAATAGTGATATTTATGGTATATGTCAAAATACAAAAACAAACCAAAATGATTAAATTAACAAATATCCTAAAAGAAGATGAATATGTAGATAAGGCATATTCTAAAGGAGACCAGCCAGCGGATAATCCAATTGATGATTATGATGAATTGGATGTAGAGCAAGAAGATATGGATGATTTTATAAATTATCTTAAATCTTACTCACAATCATTAGATGAAGCTGGATGTAATTGTGTTTATGAAGCGGAATATCAAGGTAGAGAGGTTAAGTTGGGTAAACCAATGGCAGGTGATGTAAAGAAATTTAAGGTATATGTTAAAAATCCTACAACTGGTAAAGTTATTAAAGTAAACTTTGGTCAGAAAGGAGTAAAGATTAAGAAAAATAATCCAGGTAAAAGGGCTAATTTTAGAGCAAGACACAATTGTGATAATCCAGGTCCTAGAACAAAAGCAAGATATTGGTCTTGTAGAAAATGGTAAAATAAATTATGGCAGAACAATTTCAAGACGATAGGAGTTTCTTTGGGAGGCTTAAAAAACTATTCTCAACTAATGCAATCGTAACCGTTGATAAAGATGGTAGACGTAAAGTTGTGGATGTTGAAGACCGTCAACATAATACAAACTTTGTAAACCTCAGAGATAGATATACTAAATTACAAAGGTCTTATTACGAAACCACACAGGGTGCACAATCAATGGCATATCATCAAGTTCGTAGAGAACTTTTTAGAGATTATGATGCTATGGACCAAGACCCTATCATATCTTCGGCATTAGATATATATGCGGATGAGAGTACCACAAAGAATGAGTATGGCGATGTAATTCAAATTAAATCAACGAATGAAAATGTAAGAGAAATACTTCATAATTTATTCTACGATATAATGAACATAGAATTTAACCTATGGCCTTGGATTAGAAACCTTGTAAAATATGGAGATGCTTTTATTGCATTAGAAATTATGCCTGGTAGAGGTATTATTAATGTAGCACCACACTCTGTATATAATGTAGAAAGATTAGAGGGTACTGACCCAAATAATCCTGATTATGTAAAGTATAAAGTTGAATTAGACCGTTTTGGTAAGAAAGAATATGAGCAGTATGAAATGGCTCACTTTAGAATGTTATCAGATACTAACTTCCTTCCATATGGTAAAGGAATGATTGAAGGTGCAAGAAGAATTTGGAAACAATTATCTTTAATGGAAGATGCGATGTTAATCCATCGTATTATGAGAGCACCTGAAAAAAGAATATTTAAAATAGATATCGGTAATATTCCACCAACAGAAGTAGATAACTATATGCAAAAAATTATCAATAAAATGAAGAAAACTCCATTTGTTGATAAAAACACAGGTGATTATAATTTAAAATACAATATTCAAAGCCTTACGGAAGATTTCTTCTTACCTGTTCGTGGTAGTGATAGTGGTACAACTATTGAAAATTGCAGTTGTTCATTTGGCATCTCAAGGTATTGAAGATTCAGAAATGACAAACTTTGAATTAAGTTTAACTAACGCTTCTACAATTTACGAACAAGAAAAAGTTAATTTGTGGTCTGAAAAAGTTAGATTAGCAAGTGATGCGAAAGCACTTAATATGTTATCATCTGATTGGGCGTACCATAATATATTTGGTATGAGCCAGGATGAAATGGATGTTGAAAGAGCAAAAGTAATATTAGACCTCAAAGACCGTTTCAGACAGACATCAATTGAACAACAAGGACAGGACCCGGCAAATCCACCAGAACAAACAAACGTAGAAGAAGAAATCAGTAAACTAAAAACTGAAATCGAATTAAATAGAGGAGTTGGTAGACCTAGAGAAGGGAACACTTATGGTAAAGATAAACATCCATACGGTAGAGACCCGTTGGGAGATAAGGAAAACCACAAGGAGAGAAAAAGAGATGATAGGAACTTAAATACAAATGCTAAGAAGTTAGCAAGAGAATATATAAACGGAATTTCATCAAAAAAGACGGTTTTAAATGAAAAATCGGGTATGCTTGATGAAAAAAATCTATTAGACGATACAAAAATTTAATAAACATTAATTTGTTTATATTTATATGTGTTAGTTTATAGGGTAGAACAAATATAGGGTAAGTAAATGAAAAAAATTAAACATTCCAAGTTTAAGAATACTGGAGTGTTATTTGAGCTTTTAGTAAGACAAATAACATTGGAAGTTCTTAACGGCGATAAGACTGAAAACGCTAAAAAAATCGTAAAAGAGTTCTTTGCTCCAAATACGGAGTTAAATAAAGAATTACGCCTTTATGATATATTATTAAAAGAAAAATATAATTCTGAAACAAAAGCAGATAGATTGGTGGAAACCGTATGTGATGCACATGCTAAATTAAACCAGAATACACTTTCTAAAGAGAAATTTAATCTTATTAAAGAAATTTCGGCAAAATTTGAAATTGAACAATTCCTATCATCCCCTATTTCTAACTATAAAGTACTAGCTTCTATATACAAAGTATTTGAATCTAAAAGAGCAGAAGGATATGATATTAAAGATATCTTTAATTCTAAAATTACCCTAATTGAAAATATCACTTCAAAGCCCGCTATAAAAGCGCAACCAACGGAAGATAAGAAGTTGATTGAAACCTATAAACAACAAGACAAAGACCTACGATTACTTACCTATAAGATTCTAGTAGAAACTTTCAACAAAAAATACACAAATTTAGATGATTCTCAAAAGAATTTGTTGAAAGAGTATATAAACAACATCTCAAATACTACAAAATTCATAGATTATGTTGGAAAAGAATTACCAAACATAATTTCTGAATTAAATGGTATTAAATCAAAACTAAAAGATAAAGTTACACAAATTAAATTATCAGAAACTATTTCCGTTTTAGAAAAAATGAAAATTGGAAAAACTGTATCTGATGGACAAGTTTCATCTATTATGCTTTCTTACGAGCTAATTAAAGAACTTAAATCTAAAGTAAAATAATGGAAGCGAGAATTAAAGAAGCTATTCGTAAATACGTTAGAGAACGAAACATTCAAAAATCTTTGGATGAAATGTCAGTAACAGGTAATGTTGCAGGGTATGATACCCCAGCTGCATTCTCAAAACCAGGACAAACTGCAAAGAAAAATAATAGATTAGCAAAAGTAAGTGGTGGTACTGTGGTGGACAATTTAGAAGAAGGTGAAAAAGCTTGGGCGTTGGGAGATGTACCTGCTAGTAAAGATGAAGCATTGCCAATCAAACCAACTGCTGCTAAAGATATAGACGGTGGGAAGATAGCAGATATTAGTGGTATGATTTTAGATGAAAATCGTTGGTTAGAATTAAAAAGAGAAGAATCTTCACCAAAATCAAAAGTTGGTAGAGGTGTTTCTAATATACACAAACAACTTTCTGAAATAGAGAAGTTTGTTAATTGGTATTCTAAAATTAAGACTGAAAATGGACTTAAGAAAGAAGATTACTGGAAAAGAACAAACGCATCGTTATATAAAATCAGAGAAAGGTTAATGGGAATAACTGAAAAATTAAGAACTTTATAATATGCCTGCACAATCAAAAGCTCAACAACGATTTATGGGTATGGTCCATGCTGTACAAAAAGGCGATATGGAAGCCCCATCTAAAGAAGTTGAAAAAGCAGCAGATTCAATGAAAAAGAAAGATGCTAAAGATTTTGCATCAACAAAACATAAAGGATTACCTATGTACAAAGAAACTATATCAAAAGAAAGACTAAAAGAATTGGTTAAAGAAGTAATGGTTGAAGAAGCTGAATATCAAGCATTCTTTAAAAAAGCATTAGAAAAAGCTGGTAAACCTATTACTCAAATGAGTGATGATGAAAAGAAATCATTCTTTAATAAAATTGATTCTGCTTGGAATGGCAAGGGCGATAAAAATGAAGCACTTACTGATAAGCAAAAGCAATTGGATGTTGATAAGGATGGTGATATCGAAGGTGATGATTTAGCGGATTTAAGAGCCGGTAAAACGGATGAAAATTTATCAGCTGAATTACCAACTGCACCAATTCCTTCTGCAATTACTCAAAAATTAACACAAGCGCTTAGTAAAATAACTACAACTAAATTAAATCCAACACAAAAATTACAATTAGTAGCAAAAGTTGTTGATGGATTAGGATTGGATAAATCACAATTAAGTATGATTTCCAATAAGATTAAATCTAAAATGGAATCATCAACTAATATAAAGTAATATGAAAGGACTTTTAATAGAAACACACTTATTTGAAGGTAAGATAAGAGAAGATGAAGGTGGAAGAACCCTAGTTAAAGGTGTCTTACAAAGAGCTGGTGCTGAAAACCAGAATGGCAGAGTATATCCAAAACCTATATTAGAAAGAGAAGCTAAGAAATACTTAACATTCATTAAAGAACGTAGAGCATTGGGTGAATTAGACCATCCGGATTCTACCGTTATTAACTTAAAGAACGTATCACACAATATCAGAGAGATTTGGTGGGAAGGTGATGACCTTTGTGGGACAGTAGAAATTTTAGGAACTCCATCTGGTAATATTCTTAAAGAGTTATTAAAAGCGGGCATCCTATTAGGTATTTCATCAAGAGGTATGGGTTCAACTAGACCTATGAGTGGAAACAAAGTAGAAGTACAAGAAGATTTTGAATTGATTGGTTGGGATTTTGTTTCCAATCCATCTACACATGGTGCGTTTATGGTCCCAATGAATGAGTCCGTAAATCCACTAAAACAAATTGGTACTGATGTGTGTGGTGAATACTGCAAGGCACAGGATTTAATGAGAGAAATAATAACTGAAATAGCATAAAATGAGCAAGAATTTTGACATATACGATTATGTGCATAAAAATAAATTCAAATTAAAAGTTGAAGAACCAACGCACGTAACTAAAGTAGCTAAAGGATATAATGATATTCGTAAAACTGCTTTAAGTGAAGTAAAAATTAATAATGGTAAGTTTTCTATTAAAGAAAATTTAGACCAACAAACTGATAGAAAACTTTCTTTAGAAGTTAAAAAACACTTTTTGGAAATTATTTCAACTTATAATACATTCCAAAACCAAATGAAACGTAATTCGGATATGACTCAAGTTGCGGAAACATTGGGTGGAATTGTTGAAGCTGCAAAAGAATTATCATTAAGAGAAGCAGATGATTGGTTTGATGCTCAAACTGTAAAAAGAAATATGAGTGAGTTAGATAAGTTGGGTAAGCAATTTGATAAATTCTCAGTAGAAGCAAAAGCAATGGATGAAAGATTACATGCTTTATATGAAGATATGGGTCACATCTTAAATCGTTATTATGAAATCTCTGACATCCCAACTGATGTAATGAGAGAAAGACTTGCAATGAAAAAGAAATAATTATGATTCGTTTAACTGATTTAGCTGGAAAAGGTTCTTTCACTATGGGTGATAAGAAATTTGAATATGGTAAAGTTTATTCTAATCCATACGCAAGTGCATTTAAGCCTGTAAATGAAGCAGAAGGTGAAGACCACGAAGTTTCTATGGCAAACAATTCATTAGATACTATCATTAAGATGGCAACTGAATTAAAAGCAAAGATGGGTGAGAATGAAAAAGATATACCGGCTTGGATTCAAGACCACATTACTAATGCAGAAAACTTTATTTCACAAGCATCATCTAACTATCACGAATACGGACAAAACGAAGGTGTGGTAAACGAAGATTCAGAAACGAATAGATTAGAAAAATTAATTAAAAATTTAGAAGAAACAAATAAATTATTATTACAAAATCTTAATCATACTAAAAGTTTACCAAATAATAAATCAATCAGCTGCAAACGAATCATTGGTAAAAGAAGATTCACCTTGTTGGAAAGGATATAAGCAAGTTGGTATGAAAAATAAAGGTGGTAGACAAGTTCCAAATTGTGTACCTAACGAATCAATAGTTAAAGAAGCTGGTTTATATGGTGGCGTACCTAAAATGTATGTAAAATATTTAGCAGTACAAAAGAAAGTAAGAGAATTAGAAGATGCACAAAGAGCTATGGGTGCTAAATACTTCGCTGAAAAGAACCCAAAGAAAAAGGAAGCTATGATGCCACTTTTGAAAAAAGGAACTAATCAATTAGAAATGTATAGAAGAAATTTAGCAGATATAGAGAGAAAATACATTGATAATTTATATAAGGATGTAGAACAAAGTCCTGATTTTGAATAAAAAATTATAAAGAAAAGTTTGGTAAATCCAAACTTTTTTCGTATATTTGTGTTATGATTAAACCTTTCTCCATTTTAGACACTCGTTCTAAAGAGTGGCAAGAACGTAAAAGATGGTGGATTAACACCTACAATATCCAATCAGAATTGGGTAGAGAAGATACTCAATCGAGAGCACGTTTTTGGGAAGATAATACCGTTTCTATATTTGATGCTACACTTTGTGAAAAGATGTATGAGTGGTTTTGTCCAAACGAAGGTAGAGTATTAGACCCATTTGCGGGTGGTAGTGTTAGAGGTATTGTGGCAACTGAAATGGGATTTATCTATAATGGTATTGACCTTTCGGATGAACAAATAGAAGCAAATAAAAAACAATCATCAAAACCAAATTGGATACAAGGAGATAGTGAGTGGGTAATTGATTCCATTCAGAATAAAACTCAGGACTTCGTATTCACTTGTCCACCTTATTATGATTTAGAAAAATATACAGATAATCCAGCTGACCTTTCAAATATGGATGAAGATTCATTTGATAAAAAATATTATTCTATTTTAAGAAAAGCGGCAGAAAAACTAAAAGATAATCGTTTCTTTGCAGTAGTAGTATCAGAAGTAAGAGAACAATCTCTAACCGGAAATTATAAGATTGGAAAGTATAAAGGGTTAGTTTGGAAAACTATCCAAGCCTGTGAAGAAGCTGGACTTCATTTTTATAATGATATGGTTTTGTTTAATTCACAACACCAGGCTTCAAGAGTGGTTGATACATATTTTGAAAGAAATCGTAAGGTAGCATCGGTTCATCAAAACATTTTAGTATTTGTGAAAGGTAATCCTGATATTGCAACCGAAAGTATTGTAAATGGTGATACGTTTATATGTATCGTTGAAGGTAAACAATATAGGAGTTTTAGAGAAGCTGCAATTGATATTAATCCAAATGAGTTAGTGGCTACCGAAGTTGAAAGAAGGTGCCGTTCAACTAAATCAAAGTACAAAGATTGGCAAATCATTGGCGAAGAAACCAATCCACATATTAAATACGAAATAGAAGGAGTTCCTTTTGAGAACCCAAAACAGGTGGCGGATAAATTAGGATTAACTGAATCCGAAGCAAGAAACTATTTTGAATCAAATAATCCAGTATATCGTCATTGGAAAAAAGTTGACCGTACCGATATTGGATATGATGAAATGAACGAATTACAACATCGTTCTAAAATACAAATACAACTTCCAATAATTGAGTGTGAAGGTAAACAATTCTATTCTTTAAAAGAAGCCGGAGAACACTTTGGATATTCAGATGAAAGAATTCGTCAAAAATTAAAAGACGATAAATACCCATCATACATCTATCTTTTCTAAAAAATTCTTTAGAAAATTACGTTTTCATTAATTTTTATATATTTATTCATACAATAACGTATTTTATATACGTTTTTTTATTGGTAAATGAATACTCTCGTATTATGAGTAGTGACCAAAAGCCAATCAAATTTATTCTATTTAAGCTCCAAATCTAATAGCTTAAGAAATCCGATAAATAAGGAAAAAATGGCAAGTTCAAAATTGTTGAAAGAAGCCATCGCAGATGCTAAAGCTGTTCGTGAAACTGCTATTGCTAACGCTAAAATCGCTCTTGAAGAAGCGTTTACTCCTCGTTTACAATCTATTCTTTCTAAAAAATTACAAGCCGAAATGGAAGGTGATGAAGAAGAAACAGATATGAACGAAGATAACGATGTATCAAGCGAAATTGGTAAAGGTGATAACAAACAACCTGCAACTAAAGCAAATGATGATGACACTGACTTAAGCGGAATTGCAAACCAAAGCTCTGAAGTAGGTGCTGAAGTTGAAGATTACGATAAAGTAAAAGACCTTACTGAAGCTGAAGATGAGTTCGGTGCAGAAGAAGAAATTCCTGCAGAAGAACCAGTAGCAGAAGAAGGTGAAGAAGCTCCTGAATTTGGTGGTGATGATGAAGATGAATTAGATCTTGAATCAATCATTAGAGAATTAGAAGCTCAAATCGCTGGTGAAGAAGGTGATGAATATCACGAAGAAGAACCAGCAGTAGAAGGTGAAGAAGCACCGGTTGAAGAACCAGTAGCTGCTGAACCTGCAGTTGAAGCTGAAGAAGTTCCAACTGAAGAACCAGCTCACGATGAAGAAGAAATCGATTTAGATGAAATCTTACGTGAAATGGGATATGGTGATGACGAAGAAAAAGTTGAAGAAGCTGAAGAACCAAAGCATGATGAAGAAAAAGAAAAACTTCAAGCAGAATTGGCAGAAGCAATTTCTACAATTAAATCTTTGAAAGGCACTATTAACGAAGTAAATTTGTTAAACGCAAAATTACTTTACGCAAACAAATTGTTCCGTTCTTACAACTTAACTAACGAACAAAAAGTAAAAGTAGTTGAGAATTTAGACAGAACATCTTCTGTAAGAGAAGTTAAATTGGTTTACGCAACTCTTGCTGAAAGCATGAAATTTACTGGAACTGAAAGAAAAGTAGCGGCTAAGAAGACAATGACCGAAGGGTTTGCTTCTAAATCACAAGCTACAACAGCTCCAAAGAAAGAAATCATTGCAGAAAGCACAAACGAATTAGCTAATCGTTTCAAACAATTAGCTGGTATCGTAAAATAAACAATCCATAAAAAATAAAATAAAATGGCAAATTTTGATTTAGGAAAACTTATGGAAGGCAAAAACCCACAAGCGGTAATGTTAGCTGAAACTCGTCAGTTAAAAACCAAATGGGAAAAAACTGGCCTTTTAGAAGGTATGAAAGAAAGAGAACAACACAGCATGGCTGTATTGTTAGAAAACCAAGCAAAACAATTGCTTGATGAGGCAACTCAAACTGGTACTTCAGCAGGTTCTGAAGAATGGTCTGGCGTTGCTTTACCATTAGTAAGAAGAATCTTCGGAGAAATCGCTGCAAAGGAATTCGTTAGTGTACAACCAATGAACTTACCTTCAGGTCTTATCTTCTTCTTAGATTTCAAATATGGTTCAACTGTAAACGGTAACCCTGCATTCACTGGTCAATCTTTATTCGGTGGTACTGGAGCTCAATTCGGTAGAACTGATGCAGCTGAAAACGGTCTTTACGGAAACGGAAGATACGGATACACTGTAAACGATACTGCAGTTTCTGTAGCTGGTAACACAGTAGGAACAGGTTCTTTAGTTGGAATTGGATATGATTCAGAAGTATCTGCATCAGCTGGTTTATTCTTAAGAACAATCGCAGTACCAACTGCATCTTTAGTAGGTGCTGATTTGGAAGCAGTTAAATCATTCGCATTGAGTGGTTCAGCGGCAGCAGCTATCACAGAGGTTTACAATCAATTTACAGCCGTAATCGGTGGTAACGTTGTATTCTATGTAAAAGCAAACCCAGCTGCTGGTGGTGCAACTGCAGCAGTAAATGTTAATTTCTCTACTCAACCAGTATCTTACAACAGAGGTGACTTTGAAGATACAAACGCTGGTGTTGTAGGTTCTGATATCAACATTCCTGAAATTGATCTTGAATTAAAATCAGAGGCTATCGTTGCTAAGACTCGTAAGTTGAAAGCAGTATGGACTCCTGAATTAGCGCAAGACCTTAACGCTTACCATTCAATTGATGCAGAAGCTGAATTAACTTCTATGTTATCTGATTATATCTCTTTAGAGATTGATTTAGAAATCTTAGATATGTTAAAAGCTAACGCATTAACTACTGAATACTGGTCAACTAACGTTGGTGAAGAATTAGTAGGTGGTGCTTGGTCTAACATTGGTGGTGCATCAAATGCATACACTAAAAATGCATGGTTCCAGACTTTAGGTGTAAAGATTAATAAAGTATCTAACAAGATTCATCAATTAACTTTACGTGGTGGTGCTAACTTCTTAGTTGCATCTCCTGATGTTTGTACTATTTTAGAATCTATTCCTGGATTCGTTGTAAATGCAGATAAAGACGCGGCTCAATTCGCAGCTGGTGTTACTGCAGTTGGTTCTATGAGCAATAGATACACTGTTTACAAAAACCCTTACATGACTTCTAACGAAATCTTAATGGGTTACAGAGGAAATAACTTCCTTGAGACAGGTGCTGTTTACGCTCCATATGTACCATTGATTATGACTCCATTAGTGTATGACCCTCAAAACTTCACGCCAAGACGCGGAGTTATGACTCGTTACGCTAAGAAAATGGTTCGCCCTGAGTACTATGGTAAGATTTTCATCAAAGATTTAGCAACTATCTAATGATAAGTGTTTGATTAATGATGTGACTTATTAGTAACATAATAAAATTGGGGGATGAGAAATCATCTCCCTTTTTTATGTCTATGTGATTCTTAACTTATTTTATATTTATATTCGTATTGGTTACATAATATTAAAAACAAAAAAAAAATAAAATGGCATTAAGCGAATTAGAAAGACAAGCAATTATAGATAGAGAAGGTGTAAGTCCAATCTATAATCCTGGAACTGTTGGAGTAACTATACCGGCAAATAGAACATTAAGTGAAGTTATCGATGATACATTTGCAACCGATACCGATAAAGTATCTACAAATGCAAAATTAGATGCATTATCACCATTCGCAGCAATTACAGGTAGTTGCGCAAATGATGCAGCTGCAGCCAGTGCGGGAGTTCCTGTTGGTGGATTGTATCATACATCTGGAGCTATAAAAGTTAGATTGGTATAATATAATTTTGAAAATACAATAAAGGAGATACTAATACTATCTCCTTTTTTTATTTTACACCCCTTTCTAACTATTCTATATTTATAAAGGTAAACACACCAAATATATGGCATTAAATCAATTAGAAAAACAGGCAATTATAGATAGAGAAGGTATGAGTCCAATCTACAACTCTGGTTTAGTTGGGGTAACTATCCCTGCTAATAGAACGATAGATGATGTTATTGATAATGCACGTACAGCAGAAGATTTTTATTTTGATAAATTAACATCTGGATATGCAAAAGATACGGATTTAACAGGTGGTACAATTGATGCAAAATTTAATACACTTACTGCAAATGAATATCATGTAACTATACTTTCTTCATCCGTTTTATATGCAGGTGGTTCATCTAAATTTGGTGATACTTTTGATGATAAACATTATTTTACTGGGTCTGTTAATATTACTGGCTCTACTGTCCAAAGTGGTAATAATACTTTGATAGGTAATACTCAATTAACTGGTAGTGTAAATATTAGTGGTTCTACTACAATTATGGGAACAACCGTTTTTAACAATTCATCAACTACAATTACGGGTTCATTATTGATAAGCGGTTCAACTACTCAAATTGGTAATAATAGATTGCTAGGTACAACCGAATTAACTGGTTCAATTAGTATTACTGGTTCGGTTAAAGGTGTTAGTTCAATTGATTTTGATGTAACTCAACCAGTCACTACAAATATTGAGGGTAGATTGACTTGGAGTGATGCGGATGGAACTTTAAATTTAGGATTGAAAGGTGGTAATGTTACTTTACAGGTTGGACAAGAAGAAGTAGTTAGGGTTGTAAATAAAACAGGTGCAAACCTATTAGAATCTGAATACAAAGCAGTAAGGGTAAGAACTGCAGCTGAAGGTGGAGCACAGGGACAGAGATTAGCAGTAGTAAACGCACTAGCAAACGCCGAAGTTGCCTCATCAACTACATTAGGTATTGTAACCGAAGATATTGGAATTAATCAGGAAGGATTTATAACAACATTTGGTCTTGTTAGAAACGTAAATACAACTGGTGCATTGCAGGGAGAAGATTGGAATGATGGGGATACCCTATACCTTTCACCAACTACTGCTGGTGGACTTACAAAATTTCAACCCACATCACCTCTACATTTGGTAGTTATGGGTTATGTAGTTTATTCGCATGCAAGTGCTGGAAAAATCTTCGTAAAGGTTATTAACGGATATGAATTTGGAGAATTACACGATGTTTATATTAACGAATCCACATTAGTTGGTAATGCAAAAACAACTGGTGGTAGTACATTATATAGAAGTGGTTCGGTTTATACAAATAATCAAAACGTTAGATTTACCGAAACAACTGCTATTTTAGCTCAAGTTTCCGCATCACTAAATTACGCAAACGATACCGCAGCAGCAGCTGGTGGTGTTCCTTTGGGCGGAATATATAGAAATGGTAATGTGATTCAAATTAGATTGGTGTAATATCATTTTACCCCTTTCCAACTATTTTATATTTATAGTGGTAAACACATTAAATATATGGCAGCAGGTAAATATTCTTTTATAATAGAGCAAGGAGCAACAACAAATTTTCAAATCAATTGGAACGATGAGAGCGGTTCAGCGATTGATTTGAGTGGTTACCACGCTAGAATGCAAATTAGACCAGGTGTTGAATCATCTGAAGTCTTTCTTTCACTTTCATCATCTCTAAAGTCCGATAATACGGGAATCAATTTAAGTGGTTCTAATTTTATAACTCCATTGGCAAGTGGTTCTATTGGAGTGTATATATCTGCAGCATCTTCATCAGTATTAAATTTTGGTGAAGCATTTTACGATTTAGAATTGGTAAAAGGTAATGAAGTTACAAGATTATTAGAAGGTAAGGTTAAGTTATCTAAAAACGTAACTCGATAGGATGTCAGTACAAATAAGCAAAGATATAACAACTGTCCAAGTTGAAATCCCAAAAACCAATGTAGCGGTAGAAAATGCCGTTACGAATATTAATGTCCAAACATCTCAACCTCTAGTAACAATATCACAAGCGGGTGTAAGTGGTAAGGATGGAACATCTGGAACATCTGGTACTTTTGGAAATGTATTGAGTAGTTCACTTAAAATTTCCGGTTCAATTATTCCAAATGTAGCTGATGGAGATTTAACATCTTCGTTTAGTTTGGGTTCTGCTACAAATGCGTGGAAAGACCTTTGGATTTCTAAGGGTACAATTTATTTTATTGGAGATAATAATGAATCTGCATCTATTTCTATAAATGCAGACAATCAAATTGTAATATCTGATATTAATCTTGCAGGCTCATTAACTGCATCTTTAAGAGAAGGATACATTTGGGTTGGTGGACCTGGTAACAAAAATATTGCAATACCAACTTCTTCTTTAGTAACTGGTGGTACTGGAGCAGGATTTCCATATGAAGGTGAAGCACAAATTACAGGTTCACTAATTGTAACAGGTTCAATATTTTTAAATGGAGTTAATATAGCAGGTGGTGGAATTGGTACAAACGGCACATCTGGAACAAGCGGATTAACTATAACAGGTAGTGCTGGTTCGGATGGTACAAGCGGAACGTCTGGATTAACTATAACAGGTAGTGCTGGTACATCGGGTATTGACGGTACAAGCGGAACGTCTGGATTAACTATAACAGGTAGCGCAGGTTCGCATGGTACATCCGGAACTTCTGGAATTTCAGTATTGGTAGATAGTGGTTCATTTGCAACAATTGGTTCAAATTCATTTAATGGTAACCAAACCATAACGGGCTCTCTTATTCAAGGATTAGAGGGGAATATAGCAACAGGAGAAAACTCACATGCTGAAGGAAGTATTACTAAAGCAATAGGAAACTACTCACATGCTGAAGGAGATAATACTCAAGCAAAAGGAGATTACTCACACGCTGAAGGTCAAGAAACAATAGCATCAGGCTCATACTCACATGCAGAGGGGTATCAAACAATAGCATTAGCCAATCATCAACACGTACAGGGACAATATAACGCTGTATCATCTGTACCTTCCGCTTTTATTGTAGGTAATGGAACTGATGATATTAATAGAAGTAATCTTATACACGCCGCTGGAAATGAAGTGGAGATAACCGGTTCATTAAACATAAATGGTTCATTTACTTCATCATTAGCAGAAGGTTATGTTTGGGTGGGTGGAATAAACGATATAACTCATTTAGTAGCAACATCTTCATTTGCAATAACTGGTTCAAACACATTTATAGGTAATCAAACTATAAGTGGTTCAGTTTATTTACAAAATGGTGAATCAATATTGTCTGCTGATAAATTTGATTCGCCTGCTGGAGATTTAACTTTGAGAGCAGGAGATAGTGTAACTAGTGATGCAGGAGATTTGACCGTAAGAGCGGGAGATACAGTAACAGGAATTGGTGGTAATCTCATAATATCAGCAGGAGATACTACAACAGGTAATGCCGGTACACTTAATATAAGTAGTGGTGAAACTATAACGGGAAATGGTGGAAACTTTACAATTAACGCAGGTCAGACTATATCTGGAGACGGTGGTGATGTAAGTATAAATGCGGGTCAAACTGTAACTGGTGCAGGTGGTGCTGTAAGTATAAAAGCAGGTGATACAGTAACTGGTGCCGGTGGTCATATAATCTTAACAACCGGAGATTCTGTTAATGGTAATCCGGGTGATATAACATTAAGAATCGTAAGTGCATCAGTAAACAAAGATTGGGTATTTGGTAGTGCTAGTGTAATATTTCCTGATGGAACAACACAATTAACCGCATTTACCGGAATCCCACAGGGAACGGTATCATCATCACAACAAATAACTGATTTTGGGTTTGTATCATCATCAACCGCAGATACAACTGCATTAAATAATTTTACTAGTTCTATAATAGCGGAAATAAACGGTATTGAAGTATATACGGCATCATTAAAAGCAACCACATTGATAAGTGGAGCTGCACAAATTACAGCATTAGGATTTGGAGCAGGTGGTGGAGATGTAACAGCACTCAATACATATACTGGTTCTCAAAGTGCAATTACAAATATAATATTACAAACAACTGCATCTTTAAAAACTTATACATCATCAATTAGTGGAATTACTAATGCCATAATGGCTTACACCGCATCATTAAAAGCAACAACTTTAATATCTTCATCTGGACAAATTTCTGGATTTGCAACACTAACTGCAAATACATTTGTTGGAAATCAAATAATAACAGGTTCTTTAATTGTAAGTTCAACTGCAGTAAGTGATGCAACTTTATTGACAAGTAGTTCTAATCTTATTTTAAACTCTGGAAGTAATTTATACATTAATAATGGTGGTTTGGCTCAAATAAGTGGTTCACTAAATGTAACTGGGTCAGCAACTATAAATGATATTTTAATACTTACACCAAGAACAACAAATCCAACAAATCCAATTTCTGGTAGTTTTATTGTTAGTTCTAGTGGAGATACAATTAAACCATTCTTTTGGGATGGTAATGATTGGCAAGCACTTTATTAATTATGGCAATAGAATTTACAAACGGATACCAAATTATTTCAAATACACCATTTTATTCTAATATTGATAATTACATAATAAATGGTGTAAGGCAGGCATCTACCGGAGAATTATTTAGAAGTAATATAACTCCCAGTAGAAGAATGACAGTCACACAAACTATTACATTTACAGGATTTAGAATGGTCAGAATACCAAATGATAACTGGAATCAATTATCAACAGTTGCTTTTTATTCACCAAATGTTTCTTTAGCAGTTGTAGGTGGTAGTGGAGGAACAATTGATGGTGGGGTTTCATCTAAAAGTTTTGAGACTAAATCAGTTACAAACCGTCCAAATGTAACGGCTCAAAGAGCAAATCAGACTTGGCAATATGATATAAACATCATTAGAGCGGTAAACAATTCCGTAACTACCCTAACACCTGGCGAATACAGCTTAACAGTATTGGGAAAAAGTGGGATTGGAAATTTGACAATAGCAACCCTAACAAATTCTTTATTTCCAATTGATACCACTAAAAAGATATATCCATCCTCAAATGTATCAACACACTTTGTAATTGAAGTGTTTTAGGGATATATCTCTCAAATAACTAATCTTCCCTTTTCTAATATTTATAAGTAACCTAAAATATATACTTATAATGGCATTAGAAACTTTAATATATCCTGGTTCATCTTCGTTCTTTCCGGGACAAACTCCTTTTGGAATATATGATAACGATTATGAGTTCCAAGAAGAAGCTCCAA